TGTAATGTCCACTAGCAACGTAGCCCCACTCGATCCTTCCAGAAGCTACATCTTCTGCCCTCGCTGCGAACAAGACGGCCACGAAGGTGTCGAAATGCGGAAGGACGCGCATCGCTATATCTGTCCTCTCATGCACGAACTCGATCTCCAAGCCGTCCAACGCTTGATCGCGAGTGGCCGCAAACTCCATATGGTCCCGCTCATCCAGGAGGAACGCCCCTCCCCCAACCAGGTTCAGCAAAAGGTATGGGTGCATCCTGAGACATGGGCCAAGCTCCAAACGAAATTCAAAGGGCGATTCCTCGTAACTCTCGACGTATTCTTCAACCTCCTCGCCGACGACCAGATCATTTTCATCAGCGGGGAGGACGCGACGAAGCTGCGGAGGTTCGGCATCACCAGCGGCAAGGATATCGTTGCGATGGCTGAGGCGAGGAAGGAGCTGGAGGAGACTCATCGCGCCCTCATTCAGAGATTGAGCCCGGTGTTCGCGGCAGCACAACAGGCGGGGGAATTGTGATGACAACCTCGGCGGGGAAACTCTGAATGTCTGCCTAGGCGCAGGGGAACTCTAGCGTTAGTCCCGCCGTTAACGAAGTAGCGCAATCCCCGCCCCTCCTTCGCATCCCTCATGCTAATCTCACGGCGTGAGCACCGCCGCTGTCACCGCCAACATCCCGAGCGCCAAGCGCAACCTGGAAAGCGAAGTCCTCGCATGGACGGACGCGCTTTTCGAGCAACTGACCAACGACAAGGACCGCGATAAAGAAATCCGCGATTGCCTCAAGATCATCGACTATCTCGAAGGCAAACAATGGTCCGCCAACGCCCGCTTCGCCCGCTCGCGCCCCGTCGTCAACAAATTCAACCGCCACTACTGGGAAGGGATCGGATTCCTCACCGATCTCGCGCTCGACTTCCAAGTCAAGCTGTTCGACAAAGGGAGTTCGGATTTCAGCGAGTTCGAGAAACTCCTCAACACTCTCGCCACGCATTGGGCTCTCGCGAACGATTTTGAAGATCGAACCTACGATGTCGTCCACTACGGGATGCTCCACTCTGGCTGGGCGAAACTCCAGTGGAAGTCCTCCCTCAACGGCGGCATGGGCGATGTCAACATGGTTTCCATCGCGCCGTGGAACATGGCGGTCGCGGGCGCATCCACCGATCCGCAAGAAGCGGAAGCCCTCGTCTACTTCCGGGTTGAGACCCTGAATCAACTCCTGCGGGATTTCGGCGACGCCGCCAAACGAATCGAGCACGACTCAATCTATTCCGATGGCGGCGCGACTCTCTCCTCGGATTCCATCCGCCCCGGTTACATCAACAAAGACACATGGTCTCGAATCGGAGATCCCCTTAAGAAGCGGATTCTGGGGGATGACGCGCCGACTTCAACCGACGTTTATCCCAAAGTTCTCAAGAAGGAATTCTGGCTCAGAGACGACTCGAAGAACGAATCGTCCATCACCCGCTGCGTAGGCCCCGCCGACTCAAAAGGAATGCCGCTCTACAACTGGTGTTACCTCGTGGAGCCCGGCGAACCTCTCTACCCTCGCGGCAGGGTAATCGTCACGGCTGGCGGCGCGGTCCTCAACGACAATCCCAATCCCTACTGGCACGCCAAATTCCCATTCGGGTTGTTCCGCCCCTATCGCGTGCCGTGGAAATTTTCCGGCAACAGCGTGGTCAAGCCTTGGGTGCAGATGCAGAACATCACCAATCGTATCTACGGCGGCGTGCTCGACATGATCGTCTCGATCTTGGAGCCAACCCTGATCGCGCCCAAAGCCGCCTTCCCCCAAGCCGATTGGGATTCCATCGACCCCGGCGCATCTGGCGGGAAGATTAAATATAACAACAACTCGCCTAAAGCTCCCGAGTTCTCCAAACGCGCCGACCTGCCCGGTTGGGTATTCCAATACCTTCAAGAGATCAGCAAGGAATACGACATGGCCTCCGGCGCATCGGCGATGTCCCAAGCCCTGGGCAAGAAGCAGGTCCCCGGCGACGACGCGCTCGAACGCATCATGTCCTCGCGCTCGCTCCCAATCAAAGTCCAATCGAAAGCGCTCACCTCATTCGTGCGCGACATCGGCGAGATGGGGATTGCGAACATGCTCCAGTTCTACTCGGCGGCGCATCGCGTGGCGATACTCGGGACGCAGGGAATCAGCGCGAGCGACTATCGCCCGATCTACGGAGAAGCCCGCCCAGCCGGAATGAAAGGCGAGGAATTCGTCAAGCGCTTCCAGTTCGTAACCAAGCCCGACTCGCTCCTGCAAAGCCAGCGCAACGAGAAAGTCGCCTTCGGCATGGAACTTCAGAAAAGAAATCTTCTCAGTTCCCGCAATCTCTTCAAACTTCTCGATCAGAATTTCAATTGGGAAGAGAATCGTCAGGAACTGTTGGCGGAAGCAAAGGACAAATTGCTGATCGCCGGAGCCGCCGCCGCGCTCACTGGGAAGAAGGGGAAATAAAAAGTGTCGCAATCCGCTTGCCCACTTTCTCTCTTACATGTCACCCTCCTGTCAGTCGCTCCAGCAGCGGCTCGGTGGTGGAGGCCATCGTTAACTCTCTGAAACTCACGACTCCCGCGCAAGCCCGAGTCGAGCAATGAGCAAGGGTGAGTAAACCCCGCATCCCCCTCGCAAGAGGGAGAAAAGGAGGCGACGATCCTATGGCGCGCAAAAAGGGCCGCAAAAAGGGACGTAAGAGTGGGCGCAAGCACGACCGGAAGTAATTCGTTCGCGAGCGTCACCTAAGCGAAATCGTGGGAGGCTGAGTCGAGGGTCTTAGTCTCCCACTCCTCATTCACACTCTCGCTCAACAGTCAGGAGTTGCATGATGGGCCAGCACAAGAAAACCGAAAAGGAAGTCGCCACCAAGATGCCGATCTCGGATGCGACGCGCGAGAAGTCGTTTGGCTCCGCGCCCGCCGACATTGGCCTCAGCAAAGGTGCTGAATTCGCGTCGTTCGGCTACAAGATTCGCGGCGCGGGCGAAATCTGGCCGAAGGGAATCACCTCGGTCGATCAGAAGTCGGGTTTCCCGGAGAATCGCGACAAGTAATCAACCATGCCAGCGAAAGCTTCAGCGCCGCCTTCAATCTACGAGAACATGGCAGGGATGGCTTCTTCTCCGCCTCCCCCTCCCGGTGGCGCGACTCCCCCCGGCGCAGGTGCAGGCGCAGGCGCAGGCGGTGCGGAAGAGAAGAAGCAAATCGTGATGACTCTTCTCGAAGTCGGGAAGAAGTGGGACAAGCTGGAGCAGGACCAAGCGGGGAAAGCCATCATCCAGCAGATGATGGACCTCGTCAAGAAATATCAAACGGAAGTCCTGAAGGAAGGCGGCCCGAAAGACGCGGCTGCCGCGAGCGGGGATGCTGGCGCGGGCATGCCGCCGCCTCCCCCCGGCAAAGGGGACAAGGCAGAACCCGTCCCAGCCTAAGTTTGCGTAGCGCGAAACGAGGAGAACTAACAACATGGCAACAAGCGACATCTTAGCCGATCTCGAAAGTTTGCTGACTACCCCCGAGGAGAAGCTCGCCCTCTCTATCCTCCGCAAGAACACTGCCGCAAACGATCTGGTCGGGGAAGGACTCGCCTATCGGTCGGCTTATTTTAGCGAGCCTCCCGCCGTGACTCCTCCAGCCATTGCGACTCCCCCGGCTGCTGTCGTCACTCCTCCAGCCGCCGCTTCAGGCGACACCGCCGCGATCCTAAAGCAACTCACCGACCTCAACACCTCGCTCGAAACGCGCTTCAAGCAACTCGACGAGAAATACGTCCCCGTCTCCAAGCTTCCCGAAATGAGCGGCCAACTTCTCGAACGCGCCATCCGCAACTCGCATCAAGCCATGCGGATCGAACTCAAACACACGCAGGAGTTTCCCAGCGAACCTTTCGAGCTTGAAAAGGTCAATGCTTTCCTCAACGACGCGAAGGCTGCCGGGCGCACCTACCCCGATCTCATGTCCGCCTACGACGACATGGTGAAAGAGAAGCGGGTCGAAGCCAAGATCAAGAAGGGGATTGAAGAGGGGCTCAAGCAGAAGAAGTCCGCCGAGACGGTGCCAGCGCAAAGCGGGGCGACTGCGCTCTCGCCTGCCCAGGAAGCAGTGCGAAAAGCGCGCGGCGACGGGGCAGGCAACAATCTCACAGACATCAGCGATAAGTTGCGAAAGATCAAAGAGCGGCGGGAAGCAAGCCAAGGCGGGACGGCTGAGGAAGCGGTTTAACCTTCTCATTCGCGCAAGCTTGCACGGAAAGTTCAGTTTCAGGGAGAAACGATTATGGCGCTAACTTACGGAGACGTTTCGGCGGTAACGGTGAACCACATCTCGAAACGCTTCATCGACAACTATTTCAAGATCAGCCCCGTCTTCGTGAAAGTGTTCAAGGGGATGTGCGAGCGCGACTTCGACGGCGGCCTCCAAATCCAAGTCCCCTTCCAGTACGCCCCGCTGAAGAGTGGCCCGTTTGCCCCCGGCGGCGTGTTCGACATTTCCTACGTCGAGACGCAGACGGCGATGACTTTCAACCCGAAGTGGTATTACTCGAACCTCACGCTTCAAGGCACGCAGCTCCCGCTCAACCGTGGCGAAGAGGCTGTGATGAATTTCATCGAGCCTAAAATGGTCAACGGCGAGCAGTCTCTCGCGCAGGCGCTCATTCAGGATTTCTACCGCGACGGCCAGGGCACGGTCTCCTCTCAAATCGCGCTCGACGGCATCCTCGCCGGTTACGACGACGGCACCAACTACGCCTCCTACGGCGGGATCACCCGCTCGGCTATCGGCACCGGCGCATCAACCGGGATCAACGGCTATTACTACTCGAACTCGGGAGTTTCGTGGCCGTTCTCGCTTCAGCAACTCCAGACAGCTTATGGCCAAGCGACGTTTGGCACCAACCAGCCGAACCTCATCGCCACGACTCAGTCAATTTACAACTCTTTCTGGGCGAAGATGCTCCCGATCCAGCGCACCACTGCGACCGACCCCGATCTCCAGTCCGCTGGGTTCAAAGCCTTCCTGTTCAATGGGATGGCGGTTGTGGTGGATCAATACTGCCCATCCGGCTACATGTTCGGCATGAACACGGACTTCCTCGCGGCGTTCATCTCGACGGATCGGCGATTCGCTTTTGGATTCACTGGGTTCAAGGAACTGCCGAACTCGGTTGACATGGCGGGGCAGAACGTATTCGGTGGGGATATCGTGGTGGAGGCTCCCCGCCTTGGCTTCATCCTCGCTGACATTATTTAATGTCGGCGCGTCTGCGGTTTAGAGGGTGGGGCAAAACAAGTTTGACTCAGCACTCGGTTTGCTGAAAGGACACAAGTTATGGCGCTTATCAAAGATTTCCCGAAGTTTGGGTCGGGGATTGTGGGCTCAACCACCCTCCCCCCCGCCTACTACGTTTACGACGCCTACAACACCGCGCTGGAGAACAACGGCGCGCAGAACGACCTCGGCTCTCTGGGCGTCCTCGCGGTCTGCAATCAGTTCTCCCTCTCAAACGGCAGAGGCACGACTCTCGTTGGGCGCTACGTGCGATACAACTCGACGGCCAATCCAGCCCTGCTCGCCGCGCCGGGGCCGGTCTACTGGAAGGACGAAACCTTCACCACCGTCACGGGGGTTTCCACAGAAAGCGTCGGCGGCGTCAACATGGTCGCCGGGCTCATGCTCATCAACACCACGACCGTGAGCGGCCTCACCGCCGCCACTCTCAATGGGAACTTCGTTTGGATTGCCGTCGCGGGATTCGTCCCCGGTGTCACCTCCATCGGCGTCACCTACGCGGCTGGCGATGCGATGATCGGCGCGGCGACGAACTTCACGGTCGGCAAGGTCGCGGCGGGCACCGCGCCAACCAACCAAGTGATCGGATACGCCGCTTCGGCTACCTCCTCCAGCTTGGTCGATATTTTGATGACGATGCCGCTTTACTAACCTCCTTCCTCCGTGAGAGAGGAGTGAATGCAAAGCGCAAGGGGATCGAATTATGGCAGTCACCGTTTCTGGAATACAGGGGAGTAAGTTCTATCTCGGGCCGGACCTAGTCGGTGACGCCAAGCTCATCGTCCCCGGCACGAGTGACTACGTGACTGGCGGCTATGCCATCACGGCCCAGCTTTGCGGATTCGGGCATCTTCAGCAAGCGTGGGTCTCCGGCGGCAACTCAACCGCGTTCCCGTCCAGCGGCGGTTGGTATGCAGTCTGTGTGTTCCCCATCGTGCAGTTCGGGGCGGTTGCAACCGGAGCCGGGTTCACTGGTTACACGCAATTCCTGTTCAAAGTTTATGTCGCCTCAACCGGAGTCGAGGCGGCTTCGGGAACGAATCTGACCGGCAACGTCTGGTCGGTGATGCTCCTCGGATATTGAGGAGCTAGGGAGAAACGAGAGAAAAGTTGGTCTGTGGGGAGGCCACTTTGGGCCGAGGCCGGGGAAATCGGCCTCGGCTCTTCTACTTTCTGGCTCAAGCAAGTGAGAGCGAACGATGTCACTAACGCCTCCAATTCCGATTGCTGGTCAGGTAGGGCCGAGCGGGCGGCTCCCCTATGTACAGCAGATGAACTTTGGTCAGATGATCGGCCAGTGCGTGGCTTGGAATCCCAATCTCGACCCCAGTCAGGCCGCAGTGAATATCAACTCCGCCGTTCGTAAACTCTACGACCGCCGCCTCTGGTACGGCCTCATGGTCAAGGGCCAAATCGTAACTCCCGGCTTCTACTCCGTCGGTCAAGTCAATCTCACCCTCGGCTCCGCCACCGTCGTCGGCATCGGCACCTCGTTCAACGCCTCAATGGTTGGCCAGGCACTCCG